TAATAGAACCTGCAGGATAATTAACAGAAGGTGTAAATGAAGCAATATCTATTGACGATTGACCTGAACTTTCAGTACCATCCTTAGTAATAATAGCAGGGTGACTTAAATCAGGTCTTAACAAAACTAATTTTTGAGTGCTATATAATTTAGACCTAGTATTACTTAATAGTTGAAGTTTAGTTTTTGGTGTACCTGCTGTCATTTCTGCGTCAGTTACACCTACAGAATTATACTTAATCCAATTTTTAACAAAATTACTACTGTCTGTAAGGTTTTTAATTGTGCCAGGTAAATTATCCACTTGTATTGGAGGTTTACCTTGGTTTTGGTCACCCGTTTCAGGTAAACTAATTGGACCTGTA